ATTGCGTTTTGCAACGCGACGGCGTTCTCAAGGCTTGGGTTCTGGTCGAACCGGGCCTGAAGCTTGTCGATCGTTGCCTGTTTGTGAGAGCGCAGCGGTGGGGCCGAACTGGGCCGAATTGTCGGCGTCTTCGGCTTTAACTGCGCGGCTGGTTTTGCCTTGGCCTGCGCTTGGGCTTTTGCCTGCGCCTGGCGGTAGCGGTATGCGTCGTATGCGATGCTGAGGATGCGGGCATCGATGTTGGCAAGTTCGTCCGGCGTTGCCCCCTTTTCCATCAGGAACTTGCCGACTTCCGTCCTCAGCGCCTTGCCCGTTTCCGGGTGGGCCAATTCCGGCGCCAACGTCTTCAGCTTTTCTTCCTCTTGCGCCACAAACGTCGCGCGTTGTTGCTGGTCGGCGAATTGCTTGGCGACGTTGAGCCGCTGCAATTCCTTGCCTTCCTCTTCCATCTGAATGCGGCCACGCATGGCTGCTTCAGGATCGGTGTCGGCCCAGGCTTTCCAATCGACGCGATCCCAGCGGGATGCGAATGTCTGTTGGGCCTTGGGCAGAATTTCATTGAGCGCAGTGACGTACTGCTGCATCTGCGATGAATCGGTCTCGGCCTTCTTGCGCGCCTCTGCGGCGTCCTGCTGGGCCTTGGTGACCGCGGCTTCGCGAAGCTTTTCCTGCTCTGCAACGGCGGCCTGAATTTCGGGTGGCGCCTTGGCGAACAGCGCTTTCTTGTCGGCGCTCCACCAGTGCGGCGCCTCTACGGCAGCGGCTTCCGGCTCGCCTTCATCTTCCTCGGCGTCTTCGCCGTCGCCCTCGTCTTCGGAGGCCTCGGCTTCGCCTTCTTCTGCTTCCTCGTCACCGGCTTCATCGGTTTCTTCCGTGCCGGCATCTTCTTCGACCGCGGCCTCGGGTTCGTCACGATCCTGTTCGCCGCGATCAAGATCAGCATCAACGGTATCGGTATCGGCCGCATCCAACTGGCCCACCACATCGTCAATAGAAAGGGCTTCGCTGCCCGCATCTGCGGGTTGCGCTGCTTTCGGCATATCGTCCTCGCTTGGTTTGCGGCTGCCCTATGGCTTGACCGCGTTCAGGCCAGCTTTCCGTCGCGGGAGGCCTGCTCGATTTTGCCCGCGTTGATGATCGACTTCAGTTCCTTGCGCACCGCGTCGATGGTCCTGATCGTCCGGTAAAGTTCCTCGCGCTTGTCGTGTTCGCTGGACGTGGTGCCGATCAGCAATTCGATGGCGTTGGCGCGCATCCGGTCGAACGCCGTTTCGGTCTCGGTCAGTTCGGTTGCGGCCTGATGGGCGCGTTGAACGATGTCTGTCATCCTGGCTCACCTCCGACATTGATCTGCTGTGCGGCATGGAGCCGGGCAGAATGGGTTTTGGTGGCGATGTCGGTCAGGCTATCCAGCCCGGCGATGCGCAGCTTGGCCGCGATCTCCTGCTGAATCTGGAAAACCTTCGTCTGTGAATCGACATCGGCCTGATATTTCTTTGCCGCCAGATCGGTCTGCGCCTTGATCTGGGCGATCTGCAGTTCCTGTGCAGCCTTGGCCGCGTTCGGGTCCTGCGGCTGCTGTGGCACCTGATTGCCGGGATCGGTCCAATAGCGTTCCGGGTTCTTGAGGCCCGCCGTCTCGGTCAGCTTGGTCAGGAGATTGTAGACATTGTTCGGCAGTACGAACGGGCCGCCGACGCCCTGCTGCAGGCCGACCACCTGCGTCATGACGGCAAAGATGCCCTGCAGCGATGCCTGTTCCTGCTCGCGGCCAGACGCGCCCAGACCGATCTCGATGGTCATGTCGTTGCGTTCGGCCCACTGGCTGGGATCGATGGGCACCCATTTGTTGCGCAACCGGTATTTGGCAGGCGCCGTCGCATTCTCACGGATCAGCGCATGCACACCAAGGAACAGGTCCTTGAGGCCGGTCTCTGCGAAGATGCGCGCGATCAGGCGCACCCGCTTCTGCGCCGCGGTCATCAACGCCAGCGCGCCCTTGGCCGTGTCGTGCAGTGTGTCGGGGTTCAGGCCTTGCGCATTGCGGACAATGCCGGTGCGCTGCTCAGCCATGGTGGAGACGTATTCGAGGGCGCCGAACACGTCATAATTCAGGCTGCCGGCGGCCAGCGGCTCGATGGCGTTTACATCCTTCACACGGATCGGCCGGCCGGGCTCGTTGAGCAGCAGATCGTCAATCGTGAAGTCGTTGGCGCCCTGGTCCGCCACCACCACGCGCTGATTGAGGGCGAAATAGGCGCTATCCAACCCCATGCGCAGCAGCGCGGTTTTGATCCGCTGGATTTCCAAGAGCTTGTCGGCAACCGACAGGCCGTGAAAGCGATGGGTGTTGATGTACGGCGTCAAGGCTGACATGCGCGAGCCGCTGATCCGCTCCTTGTCGATCAGCACGCCGAAGTCATTGCCGGTCCTGATCTGCCACAGTTCCGGCTTGCCATCGCCGTCCGCGTCGATGCGCAGAAAGCTGGTCACCACTTCCACGGAGCGAAGCTCGCCGCTGTCGGCGGTCTCTGCCTCGGATTCGCCCGCCATATCCCGCGCCTGGGCCACGCCGGTGTCATTGCCTTCGCGCTCAGCCGTGGCATGAAGCTGGGCCACGATGTCGGGATCGACACCTTGGGCAATCAATTCCTGTGCACGCGGGCGGGAGCGGAAGGCGTGATAGGTGGCCTCCCGGATCGACGGCGCATCGGCCGAGATGCAGAAATCATCCGGCGGCACGGCCTGGATGCGGGCACAGCCGGGCGAAACACGGCGCTTCAGGGTGTAACTGTAGGTGGGCAAACCCTGCGGACTATTTGGATCAGGGCTGTCCGGCTGTTCGGCGGGCGGGTCCGGCACCAGGTCAACGATCTCGCCGGACTTGCGCGCGAGTTCGATTTCAAAAGCGTTTTTGCCCTCGAAATGCTCCTCGGCGTACACGTCTTCCTGCCAATACCAGTAGAACAGACCGGTCTTTTCCAGCAGGGAATCCTTGATGCCGGTGTAAAGCTGCAAGAAACCATCGTTCCGACTGAACACCACATGGGTGATGAAGTCGGTTTCCTGCTTGGCCGCTTCTTCGTCCTGTTCATCGTGCGGGGTGAACGAGGCCACATCGTCACCGCCGGTGAAAATCTCGATCAGGTCCGGCAGGACGGTCTCGATCGCGTCGGCCACATCGGTGGAAACCGCGGCAGAGCGGTTCTCCGGCGGCTCCAGGTCGGACATCTCGCCCTTGTAATAGTCCAGCGCCTTCTCGCGCTGCGCCGCAAGCTCGTTGGCGTGGCGGAAGCCGATGGAGCGCTCATCTTCCTGCTGACACAGGGCGCGCCATTCATCATCGTCAAACCGGCTTTCCGTCTTTTCGGTTTCGGCCGGCGCGGCGCGGAGTGCCATCAGGCTTTCAGCCCCACGATGTTCGTCGCCGTGGTCCCGGTCGCAAGAACCTTGACGATATGCAGACGGATCACAACCCCCACCGGCACGGCCTTGAAGGTCACGGTGTCATTCTTGGCGGTCACCACGGCCACATCGCCTGCCCCGCCGACATAGAGGCCGACATAATCGACAAAGGCGGTGTCCGACGCGGTAACGGCCGCGGCGCCTTGCGGTAGATACATGCTGTCCTCTCAGACGATGCCCATGTTGGGCATCTTGATTTTCTGGGTTGTCTTGCGCGGCTCTTCGTAGGCTACGCACATCAGGCCGAACGCGTCGGCACAGTGACTGGCCCAATCATGTTCTGGGCCCAGATCAACATCGCGCTTGTCGTCCATGCGCGCGTGATACCAGCCGAGTGCATCGCGGCCCGCGGCAGTCGTCGCCTCGTTAAACCAGATGCGCGGAAACAGGCGGCGTGCGGCTTCGATCCGCATCATCGCAGCGCCTGCCCCTTGATTTTTGATTGGCGTCGGCACCGTGAATCCCGCCTGACGCAGGTGATCCTCGTAGCGCAGCCCGGTCACATTGTTGGTGTTGACGCCATCGTGCGGCAACACACATATCGCCTCTGCCCAGCCCCGCTTGCGCAGCAACGCCGTGTAATAGCCGAGGACCTGACCGCGGCCCTCGATATAGTCGAGCACGCGAATCTCGCGGCCAACCCATTGCGCGATCCAGATTGCCATGGCGTCGGCATTGGCGCCTGCGCCGCCGAGGTCGAAAAACGCACGCACCGGCAATAGCGGGTCGGCCGATACCGAGCCAATCCGGCCTTGCGCCGCCGCCTCGCTTAACTGGCGCGCATAGTAGGCGCCTTCCAGGGCCTTGGCGTAGCCGCCCTCCCAGATGTGATCGTATCGATCAGGGTACCGCTCGAGATCGAGCTTGCGCTCGTCTTCGAGCACAGCCGGAAACCACGGGTTATCACGCCAATTGGCCTTGACGACAATTGCGCCCGGCAGATCGGAGCCGCGCAAAAACACGTCAATGGCGTCGGATTTGCGCGTCGGATTCCAGCTCGCCCAAATCTCGCTATCCGCGGCACGGATCGTGGGTCGCAGCAACGCGAGACTGCGTGCCGATAATGTCTGTGCCTCTTCGATCCACGCGCGGCCCACACCCTCAAGCGATTTGATCGACTCCGCCGTATGATCCTGCATCCCGGCAAAGGTGATCAGGCCACCGCCCGGCGTCTCGATGCGATCTGTAAAAATCCCAAACAGATGCCCGACACCAAGCGCGGCGATCTTGTCCTCGATCAGCCGCTTGGCCGACTGCGCCAATGTGCGTTGCACCTCGCGGATGCATACGCTGCGCAGGCCCGGATTGGCGATGCTCTCGACGACGATCTGCTCGGCAAAAAAATGCGACTTGCCGGAGCCGCGGCCACCGTAGGCACCCTTATAGCGTGACTGATCGAGCAACGGGCGATAGACCCGCGCAACCTCACGTCTGAGCGTCGACAATCACGGTCTCAACGCGCGTGACCATCAGCTTGATCGCGTCTCCGTCAGGATCGCCCGCAATCATCTGTGTGGGCTTGCCCCAGCCGCGATCAAGCAGGGCCTGTGCGGCTGAGACGGACGCCTTTGCATTGTCGGAATTCAGCCAAAAACCAAGGCGTTCGATGGCAGCCTTTGTATGCTTGCGGGCTAGCCTTTTGACCTCGTTGTCGTTTCTTGGCCTTCCTCCGGGGTTCCCGGACTCGCCGGGCTTAAACGGCATTGATATCACCATTGT